TCACTCTGGCGAGTCGTTTTGCAACTGATTTACGGCATCGACCATGCCTTTCATGTCCGGATGTACATACCGTTGGGTAGTGGTTATCTTCGTGTGGCGCATGATTTCCTTGATCGTAAACGGATCAATGTTTTTCATCGCGAGGGCTGTAGCGGTTGTATGGCGGCATGAGTAAGGTGGTAGCTTTTGCACTCCGGCAAGCTCCAAACACTCATAATATCTCTTGTAAAAATTATCTTTGTTTATGCAGCAGATATTTCCGACGCGCGATTTGCTTTCTTCGCATAGTTCATGCAGCACCGGCGCAACGAAATCCGGGAAGACCATAGGCGTTTCCTTCCGCTTCTTTGTCTTTATGCCGCCTCGGACGATCTCATTCTTTTCAAAGTCAATCATATCTTTCTTGAGTTTCAGAAGCTCACCGGGCATCATGCCGGTATAAATCATCGTTAAAATAAACCCAATGAAGTGGTCTTTTGCATACGCTTCCCATAGCTTTTTTACGTCGGTGTCGGTGAACGGCTCCGGCGTTTTTTCTTCAAGCTCCGGAAGCTTTATGTACTTTGCAAGATTCACGGTTGTTTGCTTTTCTGCGATTGCGAGGTTATAACAGTGGGAGAGGACGGTTTTCATATCTTTCCGTGTGTAATAGGTGCTGGCGTTGCGGTCGATAACATCCTGTATCTGCGCGATGGTAAGCGCGTCGATCTCACGGTCGGCGATTTCTCTCATGCGCTCGAATGCCTTTTCTGCCGCGCCCTGACGATCAGCCGATAAGGATAGATAATCCCCACGCAGATATGTTTTGTAGTATTCTCTGAGAGTGGGGCTTCGCTGCTCTTCCTTCGGAGGGTTTGCGGCATATTGGAGGGCGGCGCGCTTTGATGTAAACCCGCCTTTTGTTCGCATCTTTTGCCGAAGCTTGTCGTTCTCGTCTAGGTAAGTTCTTTCTGTCCAACGCGCCGTCCACGTCTTCCCTCGCTGGTAAGCGCTTCCTTGCCCGTTCCCGCGCGTCCGGCTTCGCCGCGCTTCCTGTTTTTTCCCGCACCAGCAACAGTAGGGCGCGCCGTCTGGAATTTCTTTTTTACACTTGATGCACTCCATGTTTCCCTCCACGTTCTTTTCGGATCGCGTAGAAAGTAATTGCCGAAGCCAGAACTGAACCTACGATCAGGGCGATACACGCCCATGCGGTTACGGTCAAATCTCCATCGCGAATGAGGCCTGCGTTCCGAATCTGCGCATCCGTTACAAGGCAGGCAATCAGGGTAAAGGAGAGAAGCAAACAAAACAGGGCGAGAACGTAACACATTGTATGTGTAGACCTTATCTGCGCGCTCTGTAGGGCTGCTGCTGCCTCCAGCTTGGCGTTTTCAAGCTCGACACGATGGATCTGCTTGGTCAGCTTTTCCGGGCTTCCGACGGGATTCTCAAGGCCGAACAGCTCGTCGAGCGACAGACCAAGCGCTTTACATATTGCGGCCGAGTTATAAAGCCGTGGATCCGCTTGTGTTCCGGCATATAATCGGCTCACGGTGGAGAAGAAACTCCGGACTTTTCCGACAGCTCCTCCAGAGTCATTCCGCTGTGATCTTTCGCATTTCTGATTTTCCCATGATACGCGCCGATAAACGGCGCGAGTTCCTGTATTGCGGACATCGGTGCGCCTCCAATCGCAGATTGTATTGTTATTTCTTACATTTTCCGTGTGAAAACGCAAACTATGAGAAGAAAACGCAAAACTCGGGCTTTTCTTACAAACATTATCTGGTACAATAAAAACGTAGCAGATAGTTCCTGAATCCGGCATCTGCTGAAATGGCCCCACCGTATGTTCCAGATACGATGGGGCCGGTCAAACCGAATATTATATCAAATCATCAGTCCCATAAACTGTACACCATCGGATTCCTGATCCCCAAAAATAACGCGGTCTGTTTGTTCATAATACCATGTTGATTTTTAGAACAACCGTTCTATAATAAATGACAGGAGGAAAAAATATGGAGTGCATCAACATCCGGGTAAACAATGGGAAAGTGGACGTGACAGTAGACGGTGCGAAGCTGACAGACGTGCATAGCGTCAGCGTGGACTACATCAAGGGCGTGCCGCTGCTCTTTTCCTGCGTCGCCGACATAGGCCGGGAGCAGGAAGAACGCCGGGGGCCGCGCGTGCTGCATTGATCTGAATCATCTTGGATTGCAAGTGCCGCAAGCGCCGTATCCGGCGGCGATGGCGTCGTCAGAGGAATCGAACCAGATTTCGTTTTCACTTAGTATTTTTTTGGCCCATCGGCAACTCGGTTTGTGGAATTTGTCGCTATCCTTGCTTGCGACGAATTTTCCAGCGGACTTACCCTGAGAAGGATCTGGAGAAGTAGTTTCCATAGGGGGGTCTGCCTCGCTGACGTCGGAATTGACGTCAGAAGAGAGCGCATCTGGATTGACATCCTTTGAATTTGCTTCCTGCAAGAGATTGCCGGACTGATCTATAAAGCGGACATTGATATTATCAACCGGCTCACCCGTGCTGAAATAGTGGTACAGGCCGCCGCTCATATAGAACACCAAGGTCATGAGAGATTCCTGAAGGTTTACAGTGTCGGAAGACAGCGTGACGGTGAATTTTGTGTAGTCATCGGAGGAATCAATCGCAGTGACGTTCGGGTAGTCCTCAGAGCCTACCATATCGGCAAGGCTGCTGTCAAGCTGCTGTGCCATATCCTGCATTAGTTTTTTATGGCAGGCCTCCGTCATGATATATGTGACGGAGCCGTCTGCATTCAGCGTGGCGGATTTAAAGCCGTCTGCTTGCTCGACTTTTGCGTCAAGCTTCTCCTGCGTGACGTCTTCGCCTATGTAGTCGGACGGAATTGTGATTTCGACTGTCCCGCCGCCGAACAACGTCCCGGAGTGCTTTTCCACGTTGAAGGATTGCGAAGATTGTTCAGGTGCATCCTGCGCGATGGACTGTTCGGGCGTTTCCGGCGTCTGGGAAACCGCCTCCTGTGCCTGTGCGGGCGGCTGATCCGCCTGCTTAGACTGCTTCGGAAAGAACAAGATGCCGAGAGCGGCCAATACGGTGACTCCAATCAGAATAAAATTCCTCGAAGAGCCGGTCTTTCTCCTGTTTTTTGCGCCGCATACCTTGCAAACGCGTTCACTGGCGTTGATCTGAGCGCCGCAGGAGCGGCAGATCATCTTCCGGTTCGGCGTGTCACAGTGCGGGCAGAACTTCTCCTGTTCCGGGAACTCTGCCCCGCATCTTGGGCACTGCACAATATATTCATTTTTAGTCATCAATGCGGCACTCCTTATATGGTTTGTAAACAATTACATATTACCACTTAGAACCAGCAGCCGCAATGTAGAAGCTGCACAAAAATAAACGTCGGAATTTGGAAGAATGGAGATAGGAGCTGAAATGAACGAAAGAGAAGCCGCGACAATCAAGGAATTGGTGGAAACTATATCAAGATTCACGCCCGAAAAACTCAATCTTTTTCTATCTGCTTCGCAAGATTTAATAGAGCGGATGCAAGTTCGGGACGATTCATGCAAATCCGAATAATCTGCTGGATATCCTCCGGCAAGTCACGAATAAGCGCTTCGCCATCGGCGGGGCGCTCTTTTTTTATGCCTTTGCCCATCAGTTCTTCTACTGTTACGCCGAAGTAGTCGGCGATTTTTTGCGCATTTACGTCAGAGGGTTTTGTCTTCCGCGCTTTCCAACAGCTTATTGTTGACTTGTCAATTCCGAGTTCTCGGCCAACGTATGCAGGGGTTTTGTTTACAGAAGCGCAAAGCGCAACAAAGTTGTCATAAAACACAATAATACACCTCTGGAATTGTTAAATACGACGAAAGTTGAATTAGTTTGCAAATAGCGGTTGACAGTTGAGAATGTTTGATGTATTATTGCCTTGTGGTTGAAAAAGTTTGCAGCAGACAAGACCCAAGCAAATCAACGCTTGCGCCAATGCTAATGTGTTTCTCGCAAATTCATAGTAGCACAAACAGTAAACAATTTCAACAATAAATTTCAAAAGTTGACTGCGGCGAAAAGAAAAGCCGCCCGTGGTTCGTTCACGAGCGGGTTTCCCCAGAGTTGTTTACCAGAACGCGCTGCACAGGATGGTCGTCTGCATTACTTTGCATCCGTCCGAATTGGTAGAGTTCTTTCCACCGGCTCGGCAATGCCATCCTGACACAAAACGAACTTACGCTTCTATGACGCGCCGCTCACTTTGGCAGTTCTGGCGCTGCCCCTTGCCCTAACGCATCACGCCGTTTCTTTGGTCTGGAACTGGCAAGTTCAAAAGTTTGGTCATGAAAACCACCTCCCGAATTTACCTAAAAGGGCTAAGGACAGTATAGCACGTCTGGGGCGTTGCAGTCAACAATTTTAACAGAATGGAGGTGTGTATATGCCTGAAAAATGGACAGGCGTACTGATCGGGAAAATGCACAATGCGCGTGTTTCATACGACGATCTTGCCGCAGAGCTTGGACTTACAAAAGGCTATCTGTCCATGATCTTGAACGGGAAAAGAAATCCGCCGGGCGCAAGGAAGCGCTTGGAAGACGCGGTTAAGGCCGTGATCGAACGCAGAAAGGAGGAAAAATGACGCTGGACGATATCCGGGCAATGTCAAAGCCCACAATCCTCGCAAGCGAGGCGGCGCAGGTGCTCGGCTGTACCCCGCAATGGCTTCGCTTGATGGCGAGGGAACAGCCTGAAAAGCTGGGCTTCCCGGTCTGCTGCACAAGCAAGCACAGAGTAAAGATCCCGAGAGAGCCGTTTTTGCGGTTTCTCGGAGCATGAGGAGGAACAAATGAAAGTCAGATTAACATTTTTGGAGCCGGTTCTTGGCACATGGCCGAGCAACGAGAACATTGCGCGTGACTTTATCGCAAGCAAGGCCCCGGACGCAAGCACGATTGAGGATGAGATTGCAGCGCTCGGCGCGGACGCTGTCGCCGAAAAGGGCAAGACCGTTTTCCCGCGTACCGACGGACAGCCGATTCTGTACGATTATCAGATCAAAGGCTTTTTCAAAGACGCCTGCGGTATGCTGGCACGCGTGAAATCCAAGAAATCCAGCGCCCTGAAAGCCTATAAGAAAATCATCGACGGCCTGATCTTTGTAGAGCCGCGCATGATTCCCATTGAGATCAACGGCGAGATCGGCGAATGCCAGAGACCGCTTCGCGCACAGACCGCACAGGGCGAGCGCGTGAGCCTCGCAAACTCCGAGGAAATCCCGGCAGGAAGCTCCATCGAGCTTGATATCGTGATGCTCGATGAAAAGGCACACAAGGATATCGTCCTGGAATGGCTGGATTACGGACGGCTCAGAGGCATCGGCCAGTGGCGAAACTCCGGAAAGGGACGATTCACCTACGAAGTGCTCGAGTAAGCGCGAGGGCATAGATGGGCCCGGCGGCGAAGGGCAATGGAGTGGCACGGCACCGCAATGGAGTTGCGTGGCACATCTCGGCTTAGCAATGGAATGGCCGAGCGACGGAATGTGACGCAACGACAGGCAACAGCATGGCAAATCATCGAAGGCTACGCGAAGCTACGGCACAGCATCGAATGCAAAGCAAGGGAAAAGCGAAGCAAAGCGCCGCCTCGCAGCGGCAACGAATTGCGAAGCAACGAACAGAAATCGAAAAAGGAGTGGACAGAAGGAGGATGCAACATGAGAACCAATCTTGCAGAGCGGCTTGGGTATGAGCCGGAGGAAACGACTGAGGAGCGCCGGGAACGACTGCGGGAGGAATTAGCGGCCCGGAAGGCAACACTGCGAATCGTCAAGGGCCTGTGCCTTTGGACGAGCGGCGCGGCGATGATCCTGTCGGCGGTGGCCGGGATGGCAGGAATGACTTATGAATGCGCTGTGACTGGCTTCGTCGCGCTCGTAGCGCTGCTGTATGGGCTGGCATAAAGAAATGACCCCTGCCGCGCGGCAACGCGACAGAGGCCGAAAGGAAACTTAAGACGCCTTTATTATAGGGCAGAAAGGGAACTATGTCAAGTTTAACGGATTCCCGCGTTCGACATGGTGCGAAAGCCTGCGTAGACGCGGTACATCGGGCCGACTACCCGAAGTTTAACAAATGCCTGCTTTCTCAGTGCGAAGCGCCGGAGAAATACGGCGTGCAGCTTGTTCCGGAGGCAGCTGCGGCGATCAAGGCGCTGGACGCGCCCAAGAACCGCGCAGATCGCCGGAAGAAGACGAACCGGTATTACTTCCGCCTGACGGACGATCAGGCTAAGAAACTGGACAGGCTTCTGAAAAAGCTGGGCTATTCCACGGTTCAGAGCTTCTGTGAAGCGCTGATCCGCCAGGAGGTGAGCCGGAATGGCGTATGATGGCGAAAATCTGTACTTGAGCATTCCGGAGCCGGAGTATGAGCCGGACGAGCCGGAGGACGAAGATCGCTATTTATTCCCGCCGCTGTGGCTGGTTGGAAAGATGAAACAGGAGGATCAACATGAAAGTTTATAAAGGCACGAATAAGGATATGAAGTGCCGCGGGTTTCAATACAAACTCGGCGAAACCGCCGTTTTTGATGGAGAGCCGCATCTTTGCAAGGCTGGCCTGCACGCGTGCGAACAACCGATTGATGTGCTGAACCACTACACACCGAATGAAAGCCGGTACTTTGAGGCAGAGGCAGAAGAGGTATCTGCCGAACGTGAATCATCGGATAGCAAGATTGTTGCGAAGAAAATGACACTGAAAGCCGAGATTGGCGTTCCTGGCCTCGTGAAAGCGCAGATCGAATATGTCAAGAGCCAAATCGGATTTGACGACGCGATCAAGCGCGCAAACGCCGAAAAAGAGAATCATGCCACAGGCAATCGGGGCGCAGCCTCCGCCACAGGCAATCGGGGCGCAGCCTCCGCCACAGGCGATCTGGGCGCAGCCTCCGCCACAGGCGATCTGGGCGCAGCCTCCGCCACAGGCTATCTGGGCGCAGCCTCCGCCACAGGCTATCTGGGCGCAGCCTCCGCCACAGGCGATCTGGGCGCAGCCTCCGCCACAGGGAAAGCCGGTGTGGCGCTCGCGGCCGGCCTCGAATGCAAAGCAATGGGCGCACTCGGCTGCGCGATCTGCTGCGTCGAACGCGGCGAATGGAACGGGAAGACGTATCCGATTGTCGCGGTAAAAGCTGCAATCGTAGATGGCGAAAATATCAGAGCAGATACCTGGTACCAGCTGAAAAACGGAAAATTTGTGGAGGTGGAGTAAATGCTCGATACAATCTCCACTGTGAAGATGAGCCGCGAAGAATGGCTGGAGGAACGCAGAAAGTCCATCGGCGGGAGTGACGCGGCGGCTGTTATCGGAATGAGCCGCTTTGCAAGCCCGTACACGGTATGGATGGATAAGACTGGGCGTCTCCCGGAAAAGGAAGACACAGAGGCTATGCGGATCGGCAGAGATCTCGAAGAGTATGTTGCGAAGCGTTTTGAGGAAGCGTCCGGGAAAAAGGTGCGGCGCTGCAACTACATCATTCGGAACCCCGCGTATCCGTGGGCGCACGCAGATATTGACAGGCGAATTTCCAGCGAAAATGCAGGGCTGGAATGCAAGACAACCTCGACGCTTGACATTCGGCAGTTCAACGGTGTGGATTTCCCGGAGAAATATTATTGCCAGTGCGTGCACTATCTGGCTGTCACCGGCCTTGACCGTTGGTATTTGGCGGTTCTCGTATTCGGGCGCGGATTCTTTACATACACGCTCGAGCGCGATGAGGCGGAAATCTCCGCGCTGATGGAGGCGGAGAAGCTTTTTTGGCGGTGCGTCGAGGAAGACACCCCGCCTGCACCAGACGGTTCGGAGGCGACGACGGACGCGATCAGCACGATTTATGCCGACAGCAGCGGCGAACAGCTTGATTTGTTCGGACGCGAACAGCTGCTGGCTGAGTATATGCAGATCAAACGTCAGGCGGCTGCACTGGCGGAGCGCAGCCGCGAGATCGAAAACACGATCAAGCTCGATATGGGCACGGCAGAGCGGGCCGCCTGCAACGGCTACAACGTCTCTTGGAAGCAGCAAAACCGGCAGACGTTCCAGCCCAAAGCCTTTAAAGAGGCATACCCGGATATCGATTTGGCACCGTTCTATAAAACGGTGCAGGCCCGGCCATTCAAAATTACAGAAATGAAACAGGAGGAAGAATCATGAACAAAATCCAGCAGGCAACCGCGCAGACGGCTATGAAGGCACAGAGCGGCGGAAATCCGACAATGCAGCAGTATATCAAGCAGATGGAGGGCGAGATCAAGAAAGCGCTTCCCTCCGTTATGACGCCGGAGCGGTTCACGCGGATCACGCTTTCTGCACTTTCCACGAATCCGAAGCTGGCGCAGTGTACGCCGCAATCTTTCCTCGGCGCAATGATGACCGCCGCGCAGCTTGGCTTGGAGCCGAACACGCCGCTTGGACAGGCATATTTGATCCCGTACTGGAACGGCAAGCAGAATCGCCTTGAATGCCAGTTCCAGCTTGGCTATAAGGGCATGATCGACCTTGCATACCGCTCCGGCGAGATCCAGACGATCCAGGCGCAAGTCGGACACGCGAACGATACGCTGATTGCCGAGTATGGCACAGAATGCAGCCTGAAATTTATCCCGAAGCTGAACGGAGATCGCGGCGACCCGGTGAACGTTTGGGCGATGTTCAAGACAAAGGACGGCGGCTACGGCTTCGAGATCATGACGCTGGACGATGTTCGCGCCCATGCGCAGAAGTACAGCAAGGCATACGGCTCCGGCCCGTGGCAGACCAACTTTGAAGAGATGGCAAAGAAGACCGTTCTGAAAAAAGTTCTGAAATACGCGCCGATGAAGTCTGAATTTGTTCGGCAGATTGCGCAGGACAGCACGATCAAGACGGAGATCAGCGACGATATGTTCAGCGTTCCTACTGTTGTCGCAGATGCGGAAATGGTAGACAATATGCCTGTTGACCAGACTACAGGTGAGGTCATGGAGGGCAACGCAAATGCTGAATAAAATCGTCCTGATGGGCCGCCTGACCCGTGACCCGGAGCTTCGGCAGACGCAAAGTGGAAACTCCGTTGCATCCTTCACGCTTGCCTGCGACCGCGATTTCGCGGCGCAGGGCGCGGAGAAGGAAACGGATTTTATTGATGTTGTCGCATGGCGGAATACAGCTGATTTTGTCAGCAAGTATTTCTCCAAGGGCCGCATGGCCGTCGTGTCTGGCCGTTTGCAGATCCGCAACTGGGAAGACAAAGACGGGAACAAGCGCAAGACGGCGGAGATCGTCGCAGAAAGCGTTTATTTCGGCGACAACAAGCGGGACGGGCAGAATGCTTCTGCCGCTGCGCCGACCTCTTCGGAGTTCAAGCCGCTGCCGAGCACAACGCCGGTTCCGTTCTCTGCGCCGGATATGCCGCAGATGGAGATCGGCGATGAAAACGAGCTTCCGTTCTGAGGGCTGACGGATGGGAGATAAAAAGGAATACGTCAAGCTGTGGCTGAGTTACAGGAGCTATTTCGAGGCGTACAGTGCCGCTGAGGTGGGGCGCTTGGTGCTGGCCGCGATGGATTATCGCGAGTCGGGAGCAGAGCCAGAGTTCAGCGGGAGTGAGCGTTTCATTTGGCCTGCGATTCGACGGGACATTGACGAATCCGTAGCGGCTCAAAAAGCCATCTCCGCGTCCAGAAGCGAAGCAGGGAAGCAGGGCGGTCGGCCTGAATCAGAAAAAGCAAATGCTTCACCGGAAAGCAACGAAAAGCAAAAAAAGCAAATGCTTTCCGATGAAAGCAAAAAAAGCTATGGACAAAGGAAAAGGACAAAGGAAAAGGAAAAGGACAAGGACATGGACAGTATTCTTTCCCCCCTACCCCCCACACTGCGCGAATCCGTTGAGAAATGGGCGGCATACAAAGGGGAACGACGGGAGGAGTATAAGCCTGTCGGCCTGCAAAGCCTTGTCACGCAGATCACGAAAGCCGCAGAGGAATATGGCGAGGCTGCAATGATCGACGTGATAACCCGCTCTATGGCCGCAAATTACAAGGGGATCGTGTTTGACTGGCTGAAAGAGGCCAGCACACGCCCTGCGGCGCTTGGCCGCGCTGCAAAGCCCGGCTACGGTGTGCAGGGGCACCACGACGAACTGAATCCACTGGAACGTGCGGCCGTGGACAGGGTGATGGGGTCTGTATCGAAGGGGGCCGCTCGGATGCAACATGGTGTACAGCGCCACGGGGACGAACTTGATGCGTTCCAGTTGGAGGCGGTCGAGCGAATGCTTGCGGAAAACAAGGAGGATAAGACATGAGATTCGTCTGCGACTGCTGCCACGATCTGACGAACATCGAGGCGGACCGAATGGAGATCCAGGGCGACAAGTTGATGGTGTACAGCCATGGGCGGCTGGCGAAGCTGACGCCGGGGAGGGAGGAAAAACCATGACAGGCAAGGAAATCGCGCAGGCGCTGCATATCTGCGGCGAAGGCCACCCGTGCAGAGACTGCCAGCTATACGGCAAGATCGCTTGCGTTGAGACGTTGTGCAAATACGCGCTCGACCTCATCGAGCGCCTGACCGCCGAGAACGCGGCGCTGCGGGAGAAGGTGCCGCAGTGGATCAGCGTGGAGGAGAAGCTGCCAGCAGATTATATTAAGCGATACCTTATCGCTTTTAAGGACGCAGGCGGAAGCATCGTGGATGCGGCTCGGTATATTCCGGGGCTCGGTTGGGAGTGTCGCAACTGGGAGGTTCCGCAGGGTTTGATTACCGACTGGATGCCGCTGCCGGGAGCACCGGAGAAAGGAGGCAAGGCAGATGCTTGATATTTGCCCGGTATCGCTGGCAGAGGCAAACGCGTTTGTCGCGGAGCACCACCGGCACCACAAGCCAGTGGTGGGGCACAAGTTTTCCATCGGCTGCACCGATGGCGAGAAAATTGTAGGCGTTGCAATCGTCGGCAGACCGGTTTCGCGGTATCTGGATGATGGGTGGACGCTTGAGGTAAATCGCTGCTGCACGGACGGCACGCGGAATGCGTGCAGCATGCTATATGCAGCTGCGTGGAGAGCCGCCCGTGCGATGGGCTATCACAAACTGATTACATATATCCTAGATACAGAGTCGGGGACAAGCCTCAAGGCGGCTGGATGGAAGTGCATCGGACAGGCAGGGGGACTTCGCTGGACGGGCAAGCGCCGCCCGGAGGTAGACCTTTGCCCCGCACAAATGAAAATCCGGTTTGAGCGGGAGGAAGGAGACAAGGCATGAGTAAAGCTGTTTTGATCAGCATCCGCCCGAAGTGGTGCGAGAAGATCATAAGCGGTGAGAAAACGATCGAGGTGCGCAAGACGCGCCCGAAGATGGATACGCCGGTTAAGTGCTATATCTACTGCACAAAACCGGAGGAAAAGCTACTCACCATTATGAAAGACGGCGATGAGAATTATGGAGAGACGTATCACGGCAAGCCGGTTTTCATAAAGACGGAAAAAGCGCCGACCACTGGCTTATGGGATAAGCGGCAAAAGGTTATCGGGGAATTTATCTGTGACGCAATTACCCGCGTGAACATTTGCGGCTTCTGGGACGATAGCGGGAATCAACTCGACAATCGGCTCAAAGAAACTTGCTTGACCTCAGAAGAGTTGTGCGACTACATCGGCGAAAAAGTAGGCTACGGCTGGCATATCTCCGGTCTGAAAATCTACAACACGCCGAAGGAGCTGAGCGAGTTTTCCCCGGTGTGCAGGTATAAAAATGATGATAAATCGTGTCCATCGCGCAGGGTTGCTTGCTCGTATCAAAAATATGACTGCAACCCTGACGGGAGCATCAATCTTGTTGAGTGTGGGAGGACGCTTGAACGCCCGCCGCAGAGCTGGCGGTATGTGGAGGAATTGCCGTGAAGGTTTACATAGCCGGTAAAATCACCGGAGACCCGAATTACAAGATGAAAGTCCGCATGACGGCGAAGCACATACAGGAGCTGTATCCTCTCGCGGTGATCTTGAATCCGGCGGAACTGCCGGAGGGTCTGACACCGAAGGACTATATGCGGCTGTGCTTCGGGATGATCGACGCGGCGGATATCCTGTTCGCGCTGCCGGATGCGAAGGAAAGCAAGGGCGCAAAGTTGGAAATTGCGTATTGCAGATATGTTGGGAAAGGGGTTTTGAAATGGAACGATTGACTGAATGGAATGGCGAACAAACCCGTCATGCCTATTACCCGCGCTGCTTTAAAGAACCGTGCTACGGCAGCGGGTGCAAAATCGAGGATTGCCCGTTTGAAATAGCGGTATGTGAGCGACTCGCAGCCTACGAGGATACGGGGCTGACGCCAAAAGAGGTAACTGCGCTAGGAGAACTGTTCGATTACGCGCTGAAAGAATCAAAAACGCTGACTGAGCAGCTTACATTGCTCCATCACATCCGCGAGCTTGCCGAGGCCGACAAGGACGGAAGAGTTATTGTTCTACCTGCCAAAAAAGGAGATACACTGTATGCCGTGACTAGGTTTGGAGTTGAAAAACGAGTTGTAAAAGAAATTGCAGCGCCATTTTTCTACAATACTTACGAAAGTAGTGATAGGGCAGCGCTCTCAACCGATATTAGAAATTTTGGTAAGACCGTTTTCCTCACCCACGAAGAAGCCGAGAAGGCTTTGCGGGAAATGGAGGGCAAGAAGGATGGCTAAGCACATAACCAAAGCGCAGTTGAGACAACTCTATCAAGCTCAGCTCTTCGATAACGACGAATATCTGAGACTTTTAAAAGAGTTTGCAGGGATAGAATCCCGGCCGACCACGGAGTACAACCACTACGACGAAAATGGCGAGTTTATTGGTAGCAGCGTGGACACCGATCTTTCTGACCTGCTGGACGAGGCTGGCGTGGAGGTGCGGGACGATGGGCCAACATAAACACAACCCGGTCGCCATTGCGGCGGCAAAAGGCGAGCTGCTGTCGAAGCTGTATCGGTAGTGCGTTGCCAAGATTGCGAGAATTTCAGTCGGAATGAAGAAAATGACCCGTACTGCGCAGATCGGAGAGGGCTTTCAGACCCGGAGCCTGACGGGTATTGCAGCTACGGAGAACGGAGGGAAGAATAAAGGATGAGCCTAATAGACGCTGCCAGATACACCACAATGATTATGGCGCAGAATCCAGACTGGTGCGCCAAAAGAATGGAAAACTTCGAGAAGTACATCACGGAAAATAGTGCTGGTGCTGCCGAGGTGTGTAATGAAAGGAAAGACAACTCCGCGATGGTGATTCTCAAGGATGAGGAGGGCAAGAAGGATGGCAACGAAACGAGTATGTGACCGCTGCGGGGCGGAGATAAACCCCACAAGCTCTGCGACGTATGTAAACGTACGAAGCGCGTTCCATGAGGAATCACCTGATATTGAGCTTTGCTGCTCCTGCGCGATGCAAATCAAAGAATGGCTTAAGCCGCGTGTAGAGGAGGGCAAGTCATGACCAGAAAACGCGCAAGAAAGATCCTCATGGCTATCGGCACGAGCCGGAACCGTGAGATGTTCGGCGGGCCAGAGGGGGAACTTTGAAATGATTGGTTACATCAAAGACAAGGACGTCTACGCGCTCTTTGACGAGCGCGGGACTGCTCGCTTGCACGTCGGGGACATCGACAGCCTGGAAAGGATATACTTCCCCGCCGAACTGCACGTTGGAGATCGCGCGTGGAAGAAGGCCATGAGCATCCTTGATAAGAAATACGCGGAAGCAAAAAAGATGCCGTTCGTCCGTGACCCGCTGGCATGGGCACTGTATCACACTTGGAGGGAGTTTGACGATGGAAAACGTTGCGACTGAAGAATTTATCAGCAGAACCGAGGCACTGAAAGACTTTGAATCCTGCAACGCGGAAAATCCGAACTGGACACCGCAGCGGGTAAAAACGCTCCTGCTGCGTCAGCCCGCCGCCGACGTTGCGGAGGTGGTGCATGGACAGTGGCTGCGAGCAGATGATGACTGGAATAGCCTCACAACAATTCAGTGCTCCCTTTGCAGCGAAGAGTGGTGCTTTGAGACGGACGATGACGTGAGCTTGCTGAATTACAAATACTGCCCCAACTGCGGGGCGAAGATGGATGGAGCTGCCGAATGAGCGGACTGCGGTTTGCTCGTGGAAGCGCGAAAGGAGGAGAGCTGATGCAGGATTGCTGCTTGACTTGCAAAAATCTGGAATACAGAAAGAACTACGTTTATCCGTACCGGTGCTTGAAGCACAAGGCCGAACGGTTCTCGGAGAAGGAATTGGAACGGATGTACTTTATCCAAAGCGAGATTGTTCTGGACATTATCAAGGCAAATGCCGCGGAAATCAAGGCCATGATGGAGGGCGTAGACGATGGAACAGATTAAGGGCGCAAAGTACGACGATGAAGACGAGGGCGTTTTCAAATGAGCACGCCGCGATACGGCTGGTGGGCCTATGCAAAATGGATGATTCGCAGCTATAAGGGCGGCGGGCTGATGACGAGGGCCGAGCGCGCTGCCGTTGAGGATGCAATCGCAGAGACGGAACGGCTCGTTGACGGCGCGGAGCGCATCCGGCTCATAGACTTGGTTCTTTGGAAGCGGACGCACACCTTACAGGGCGCTGCGATGGCGGTTTATGTGTCCGAACGCACCGCGCAGGAGTGGCACAGGCAATTTATTCGCCTTGTGGGGCAAAAAAGAGGGCTTTTATGAAAAAGTCTGCGTCCCAGAGCCAAATTTAACATTTACTATAAGGGCGTAGAGATCAACTCTACGCCCTTCTTCATCGGCACCGCAGCGTTCTGCGGAAACCTCCTCCTGTTCTCGTGTTCTCCGGTGTGAATAAATATATTTATTCACACACGGAGACACGAGAACGAAAGAATGAGGTGGCTGGCCGGTGATCGGGCTTGATGGGGAGGACAACATGGAGGTAAAAAACAGAAAGCTTTCCAGCATTACTGCATACGGGAAAAATGCGAAAAAGCATGACAAGACGCAAATCAACAACGTTGCGGAGAGCATCAAGCAGTACGGCTTTGTACAGCCAATTGTGATTGACCGTGACGGTGTGATTGTAATCGGCCACTGCCGCGCTATGGCGGCGAAGAAGCTGGGCATGGAAGAAGTGCCGTGCGTCTGTGTGGACGATCTGACGCCGGAGCAGGTGAACGCCCTGCGGCTCGTGGACAACAAGAGCAACGAGAGCAATTGGGACTTTGACCTGCTGGCTGATGAACTGCCTGGTCTCGACCTGTCAGCGTTTGACTTTGATTGGGGGCTGCGTGATGAACTCGACACGTCAGTTGTAGAGGACAACTACGACCCTGTTTTACCGGCAGAGCCGAAGAGTAAACTTGGCGATGTGTACCAGCTTGGAGACCATCGCCTTATGTGCGGAGACAGCACGTCTTTGACAGACGTACAGAAGCTCGTGGGGGGGGCGCAAATGGATTTGCTGCTCACCGACCCTCCGTACAATGTGGATTATCAGGGCGTCGCCGGGAAGATTAAGAACGACAATATGGAGGATACGGCATTTAGACGGTTCCTGACGGATGCCTTCTCCAATGCGGCGATGATTATGAAACCCGGTGCTCCATTTTACATTTGGCACGCAGACAGCGAGGGGTATAACTTCCGAGGTGCGTGCAGAGATGCGATGCTGCGTGTCCGTCAGTGCCTGATCTGGGTTAAGAACTCTCTTGTGATGGGGAGACAGGATTTCCAGTGGAAACATGAGCCTTGCCTGTACGGTGAGAGTGAAATTGAAGAGGATGCGCATGAGCCTTGCCTTTACGGATGGACGGAAGGTAAGAAGCATTATTTCTTCAAGAACCGCAGACAGACAACCGTGTTGAATTTTGATAAGCCTGTCAAATCTGCGGAGCATCCGACCATGAAGCCGATTAAACTGTTCGACTACCAGATGCAGTGTTCCAGCAAGCCGGGAGAGAATGTGCTTGACCTGTTTGCTGGTTCTGGCACAACGATCATGGCAGCAGAGCAGAATGGCAGACACGCTTTCTGCATGGAGTACGATCCGAAGTATGCTGATGTCATTGTTGACCGTTGGGAGAAGTTTACGGGGAAGAAAGCGGTGTTGTTGAATGACGATTGAAGAAGCGCAGGCGATCATTGCCAAAACAAATAGCCCGTACCTAAAACGGGACATGGAAAAGTTTATCAAACGCCAGCAAAGAAAGGAGAGCGCGTATGGCAAGGCCAAGAAAGGAAATAGATCAGAAACAGTTCGAGAACCTCTGCGGCCTGCAATGCACGCTTGAGGAGATCTGCGGTTGGTTTGACGTGACTGATAAAACACTGGATAGTTGGTGTAAACGCACCTATCATGCCAGTTTTTCCGAGGTATTTAAACAAAAGCGCGGAGCAGGGAAAATTTCACTGCGACGGAACCAGTGGCGGCTTGCGGAAAAGAACGCGAGCATGGCTATTTGGCTCGGGAAGCAATACTTAGAGCAGCGCGATGAGCCAGAAGAATCGATTGACGTGGAGGATACGGACGCTTATCTGAAAGAAGCGGGTATCGAATGAAAAGTTCGACAATCCACCCAGCGTTCGGGGATAAGCATAAGGAATATATCAGAAATGCAACGCGCTGCACTATTTCTGTTGCGGAAGGTGCTGTTCGAGCGGGAAAAACCATCGACAATATAGCCGCCTTTGCAACGATGATAAACAAAGGCACGCCTGATAGAATCCATTTGGCGACCGGCTCCACAGCGGCGAACGCTAAGCTGAACATTGGAGACGCGAACGGATTCGGGCTTGAATATCTATTTCGCGGTCGGTGCAGATGGACGAAGTATAAGGGGAACGAGGCTCTTGTAATTAAATCCTGTGGGCGGGATTATGTAGTTATTTTTGCGGGCGGAGCGAAAGCGGACAGCTTTAAAAAAATACGCGGCAACTCATACGGAATGTGGATTGCAACCGAGATCAACCTTCACCATGAGGATACGATCAAGGAGGCGTTCAACCGACAGCTTGCCGCAAAACTTCGACGTGTTTTTTGGGATTTAAACCCTTCGTCGCCTGGACACTGGATTTACCAGAATTACATAGACCGATTCCCGGAACAATTTGGAGCGCGGTATAATTACCGGCACTTTACTATCCGAGACAATGCAACGATTACAGCCCAAAGGCTTGCGGAAATCGAAAGCCAGTATGATATAAAAAGCATCTGGTATCGACGGGATATCCTTGGTGAGCGCTGCATTGCGGAAGGGCTTGTGTATCCGATGTTTGGCGATTCCTGCATCGTGCAGGACATACCGGACACCGGCGATTATTACATTTCCATTGACTACGGCACGCACAATCCGTTTTCGGCTGGCTTGTGGTGCGTGACGAAAACGGAAGCGGTGCGAATCGGAGAGTATTATTACTGCGGGCGAGAAGAACGGAAAGAAAAAACGCCGGAAGAGTATTATTCAGAGGTCAAGCGCCTCGCAGGCGGGAGGGATATAAAATGCCTAATTGTAGACCCGTCGGCGGACGCTTTTATTGCCACCGTAAAGAAGCACCATGAGTTCAAAGTTCGTGGGGCTGTGAATGATGTATTGCCCGGCATACAGACAACGGCTGAGATGATTGCGTCTGGGAAGCTCAAAATCCATGAGAGCTGCGAGGACGCCATCCGCGAATTTGGGCTTTACAGGTGGGACGAAAAAGCAGAATCTGACCGCGTCGTGAAGGAAAACGACCACGCTATGGACGAAATCAGGTACATGGTGATGACGGTCTTGAAAAAGCACTTCAAAGAACACAGATTTGTGCCGGAGCTGGCGCGGTGAGGCAAAAGATGAAAACATATCAGGATTTTTTAGAGGTTGCGGAAAAGTCTGACCGGGAACGGATGGAATTTGTTCTGTCCGCGATAAATAATCACAAAGACTCGGATTTATACAAACAGGCGGTTATTGCGAAGGAGTATGACGCGCACAGGAATGTGACGATTGCTAATTTTCAAAAGCTGCTTTATACACTCAACGGGAAAGTCATTCCGGACAACTACAGTCCGAACTATAAGCTTCGGAGCAATTTCTTTGCAAATTTCATCACGCAGGAAACGCAGTATCTGCTCGGGAACGGCGTGACGCTGAAAGAAGCCGCGAACAAAGAAAAACTCGGCGCATCGTTCGACGTTCGGCTGCAGGACGCAGCGCATGCGGCCCTTGTTGGAGGCGTATCGTATGGCTTCTGGAACCTTGATCATCTTGAGGTTTTCGACGTAACAGAGTTCGTTCCGATTCTCGATGAGGAAAACGGTGCGTTGCGCTCCGGGATTAGATTCTGGCAGGTATCCGATACGAAGCCGCTTCGCGCAACACTCTACGAGCCGGACGGCTTTACACAGTTCATCCGCAGAAGCGGAAAAAACATGGAGATCCTAGAGGCAAAGCGCGGATATGTATCTGTCGAGGCAAGTTCCGAAGCGGACGGTACGGAGATCCTTGCATATCAAAACTATCCCGGCTTCCCGATTATTCCGCTCTACGGCAACCGCGCAAGGCAGTCAGAGCTTGTCGGCCAACGCGAGGCGATAGACTGCTACGATCTCATTAAGTCAGGCTTTGCGAATACAGTTGATGAGGCGTCGATCATTTATTGGACGATCTCAAACGCCGGTGGCATGGACGAGATCGATATGGCACGGTTCAAAGAGTCCATGCGGCGGATCGGCGTTGGGCTCGTGGACGACGACGGCGCGAAGGCAGAGGCTCATACGCTCACAATCCCAGTTGAAGCTCGGGAAGCGCTTCTTTCCAGAATCAGCGACGATCTTTACCGTGACGCGCAAATGCTTGATGTGGCAAAAGTGCAGGCGGGGCAGAAGACGGCGACGGAGATCATGGCGGCGTATCAGCCGATGGATAACAAGGTGGATCAATTTGAATACTGCGTGATCGAGTTCCTGCAGGCGTTGTTTAAGATCGTTGGTATTGATGACGAGCCATCCTTTATGCGATCCAAAATAACAAATCAGTTAGAACAGACGCAGATGGTGCTGCTTGCCGCGAGCTACCTTGACGACGAAACGATTCTGAGCAAGCTGCCGTGGCTTACGCAGGAGGAAATCGCAAACATTTTGAAGAGGAAAAGCGCGGAAGAATTAGAGCGATATTCCACGAAAGATATGGAGGAATAGACGTATGAGCAGCATGGTACAGGGCGATGCGTACAGTCTGGCCGTCACGGTCAAGAACAACGGGCAGGCTGTCGAGATCGACGATATTGAGAAGATCGAAATGACGCTTCTGTATTTGCAGAAGTATTACCCAGGCCAGATCACATACGCGGACGGGAAATTCTATTTCCCGCTGGCGCAGGAAGAAACATTCCGCCTGCCGAAGGTCTGCCCGATGCAGATTCGCGTGAAATTCAAAAGCGGTGACGTGCTCGGCTCCGAGAAAAAGCAGATCGACGTATCTGCCGCGCTTTCAAAGGCGGTGTTGTGATGGGCGGCATTGAATTTGAACTCAAGAACCGCGATCCGGTTGACGTTTCCTTTAACGTTTCCGTGCGTGCTGGCGGCGTCTCCGGCGGCGGAGGCATTGCATCGGCGCAGATCGATGAGATCCGCGTGCTGAAAAAATCGGACTATGACGCGCTGGACAAAAAGGACGCGCGGACACTGTATCTGTTGGAGGGATAACATGCTGGCAGTTGGACTCAAACGCATTCTGGAGCTGTTCATCGGCTCCATGGGCATCAAATCCGCCCGCTTGGGCACAGAAACCATCTACGAAAGGCCTGGCGGCTTTTTGTACATCGAACTCACAAGCGAAGAAAGGGGATAAATCCAGATGGCAAGTTTTTTCAATCTGACACTTGATACGCTGGCACCTGCCGGCCTATCGCTGATCCTGAACGACGGCGCGCAGTACGCGACCAGCGCGACCGTCACCGCGAAGATCTCAGTCACCGACGCCGCGACGACCGGCTACCAGATGAAGATCTGGGGCACAAAGGCGGCGGCAAAGGAAGCAGATGCGTCGTGGGAGACGTTCGCCGCAACAAAATCCATTACGCTCCCGGACGGCGACGGCCTGAAGACGATCTATGTAAAGGTGCGCGACGACGTCGGCAACGAATCGACTGCGGCCAGCGACTCCATCACGCTCAACACCTCGATCCCCGCCGTGACCATCACCGGCCCCGACAAGAGCCGCATTTCCAAGGTTACGGGCTACGACGCAGCGGCATTCTCCTTCGTCTGCGACGTGGACTTCGAGGAATACACCGTCCGCGTCGTCCCGGCGACGAGCAGCCTGCACACGGCGGGCACGCAGATCCCGGCGACGGGCGGCTCCACGAACGTCAGCGGCACGGCAGGCGGCTACAAGAAGAACACCGCTATCAACGTCACCGTCAAGGGCGCGGATCTCGAAGCAGCGTCTTCCGGCGACGGCGTGAAGATCGTGAAGGTCTTCGTCAAGAACGCCGCCGGGACGTGGAGCGCTGCGTAATGGCCGCGCCGGAACTGACATTCTCCATCACCGGCAACAAGATCTCGGCAGTGGCCGGGTACGACTCCATCACCGTCACATTCTCGTCGGACATCGCCTATACGGCTTTTGAGTGCCGCGCGACGAAGTCCGGCGAGGATTGGGGCCGCGGGAAGGGCGCTTTGATCGCGTCCTTCTCCCGGACCCCGGCGGGCACGCAGCGCACCTTTGAGGTTTACGACGATTTTCTGCTTTCCGGTGATGGGGAATACCGCATTTCGCTGTTCGCGCAGGGCGCGGACGGCAGCTGGAACGACAACTACGGATTTATCCCGCTGGGAGAGTCGCAGGCGCTGAAGACCGCGGACGGCGAGGATTTTCTGTGTATGAAGGAGTGATCGTATGGCTTACAACAGCCAGTTTACCGGCGCGCAGATCGACGAGGCTATCGCCGACGTGCGCAGCAACAAAGACGCGTGGAACGGAAAGCAAGATGTGATCCTCGCCTCCGGTGCGGCCGTCGGGGACCTGATCAAGGTCAAGGCGGTGGACGCCAGAGGGAAGCCGACGGCGTGGGAGGTGGCCGCGGCTGGCACGGATTATCTAACGGAAGCGCCCGTGACGAGCGTGAACGGGAAAACAGGAGCTGTCAAGGTTCGCGAAGTGCCGTCTGTCACCGCCGCTGATAATGGAAAATTTCTGCGGGTGGCCAACGGTGCGTGGGCGGCTGTAGAGATCGCAAACGCGAATGGAGGGAGCTTCTGATGGCGGAATATTTGACAAACACAACCGACCTGACAAAGGTTGCATCAGCTATCCGGGAGAAGGGCGGCACATCTGACCCACTGGTCTACCCGGACGGATTTGTGACAGCCATTCAGGCCATTCAGACTGGTACAGAACTGCAAATCATTGTAACTGTGACATCTGGTGCAACCGTTACTGCTACAAAAGGAAGTCTGTCTGTGAGCGGTACATCGGTCAATGGAACGTGCACGCTTATCGTTCCGGAAGCCGGAACATGGAGCGTATCTGCGACACTGGACGGGAAAACGTCCGACACAAAAGCCGTAACTATCACGGACAGTTACGCGGTGTCGCTTAATTTTGTATATCCGACACTGAATAAAAATACTTGGGAAACAATAAAAGATATATCCGACGCGGGACAGGGCGCGAACTATTGGAGCGTCGGTGACCGAAAGGCTGTAACGCTAAACGGCACGGTTGGACATCTTACACTATCTAATTACACAACATATGCGTTCATTATTGGATTTAACCATAACGCGAGCCTAGAAGGGGAAAACCGTATCCATTTCCAACTTGCAAAGACCGCGCTCTCCGGCGGTACGGACGTGTGTTTCTGCGATAGTTACTATACCTCGCCCGTTTCGACAACCGGCTATTTCTCTATGAACAGTAGTGCAACGAACTCCGGCGGATGGGCGAGCTCGCAAATGCGTACAAATATTTGCGGGACAAGCCTCTCGAGCTATTCCGAAACGATTATCGCAGTCATTCCGGCGGCGCTCCGTGCAGTCCTAAAGTCCGTTACCAAGTACACGGACAATACGGGAAATAATAGCACATCCGCGAGTGCGGTCACGGCGACAAAGGATTACTTTTTCCTCCTCTCGGAGTTTGAGGTTTTCGGGAGCATTTCGAGAGCAAACTCGAACGAGGCGAGTAAGCAAGCGCAGTACGCCTATTATTCCGCTGGAAACAGCAAGGTAAAGTACAAGCACAACGGAACGAGCGCCGCCGCTCGTTGGTGGCTCCGTTCTCCGCTTGCGAGCAACTCCGACGGTTTCGAGGATGTGAACACCAACGGGACAGTCGAAGACCGCACCGCGCGCGCGTCCTTCGGCTTCGCGCCCGGCTTTTGCGTATGAGGGAGAAGCGCATGGACTATATCGTGTATAAGCGGTTCCGTGGGAATGGCATCGATGGAGCATTTAATCTCCGGTACGGAACTGTGGTATCGGAAATTGAAGGGTTCTTGTTTGCAGCAGACGGCAGGCGGATATGCGCTGCGACGTCCGAAAACGGGTGGGAGCATTTCAGGCCGAACACGCAGGAAGGTGCCGAGCGGCAGAAAATGCTGAACGATCTGTACCGATGGTACAGAAAAAATGGCTGCGGTGAAGATTTTACGGATGACAAGTGGCCGGGGCAGGAAAACGGATACTGGAAGAATCGGTTGAGAACAGCAAGCACAGAGCGATTGGAGACAATCTATCAAGAGAAATTTGGAGGGACACCATGTATGCAGTAAAACAAGACGGCGCATTTGCAGGTTATGCGGACAGTATTGTGCCCATCCGACTGCACGGCAACGGTTGTTATGTCCCGTGCAAGGAAGATCAGGCAGAAGGATTTTGTGCGAAGATGGCTGTGACTATTACGGATAAAGAAGGGACTGAGCATCAGGTGCTTTCTGACATGGTGTTCCATCTCGCTGGTCATACGCTGAAAGGCACTGAGCCAGAAGGCAGCTATGAGGAAATGGGTGCAGCATTGCCGCTGACGGATGCAGAGACCGCCGCGAAGATCCTGCTCGGGGAGGCGGAATAACATGAGCACCTACACCGAGCGGGCGCGGGCGCTGCGCCCCTATATCGTCAAAAGCGCAGCCAGTCTCACCGACGCCGACGCGAGTCTCGCACCAGAGCTTTTCACCCGCCTGACCGGCTCCGGCAGCCTCGTCAAAGCCGGCATGCGCATCAACTGGGGCGGCACCATCAAGCGCGCCGCCTCCGACCTCTGGGACACCGACCAGAACACCCCGGACGCCGCCCCGGCCCTCTGGGAGGACATCGCCTACAAGCAGGGCTTCCGCATCATCCCCGAGACCATCACCGCCGGCCTTGCATTCTCCAAAGGCGAAAAAGGCTGGTGGCAGGACGAGCTCTACGAATCCCTGCTCGCCGCCAACGTTTGGAACCCATCCGTTAACCCGGACGGGTGGAAGAAGATCACGGAAGAAGGTACATAGCCATGGACGATGCAACTATCATCGTTACGCTCGTCTGCGCCGTGCTCGGCGGGGCGGATAGAAGTGTATGAGCACAAGCAACACCGCCGGGCAGAAAATGACCGACGCAGAGCTCGCAAAGCTTGAAAAGCGGATTGCTGCGATATATAGGGAAGCGTATAACGATCTGACGGATACGATCAGGGATTACTTCGGTAAATTTGCAGCGCGTGACGCGGTGGAAAAGGCGCGGCTGGACGCTGACGATATCACAGAGGAACAATACAAGCAATGGCGGCTTGCGCAGATCGGGCGTGGAAAGCGCTTTGAGGCGCTACGGGATAAGGTCGCCGAGCGCATGACAAATGCAAACGTTGCTGCTGTTGCGTATGTCAACGATGCAACGCCGGGCATTTACAGTTTGAACCGGAATTTCGCGGCGTACACCATTGAGCAGGTCACCGGTGACGTTGGCTTCGATATCTGGGACGAGCAGACCGTGAAGCGCCTAATCTCCGAGCAGCCGGAGCTTATGCCGTACTATCCGAAAAAGCGGGCGCTTAATCGCGGAATTGATCTCGCCTACGGAAAAAAGCAGATCACCGCCAGCGTCACCAGCTCCATCTTACAGGGCAGAAGCCTCAAGGGCATGGCAGATGATCTGCAAAGGCGTATCACCACCATGAACCGCGATAGCGCAATCCGGACGGCGCGCACAGCCGTCACGGGCGCGCAGAACGCCGGACGGCTGGATTCCTATTATGCCGCTGAGAAAATGGGAATCAAGTGCAGAAAACAATGGATGGCGACGCTCGACGGAAGAACCCGCCACTCCCACGCCATGCTCGACGGCGAGATCGTGGACAACGACAAAAAGTTCTCCAACGGCTGCCGCTACCCCGGCGACCCAAACGGTCCACCATCCGAAATCTATAACTGCCGCTGCACGCTGGTATCCGAGATCGAAGGAATCGACACCTCCGGAGGCAAGCGCCGCGCCAGAAATCCGGAGACCGGGCGGAATGAGCTGATTGAGAACATGAGCTATGCAGAATGGGCGGGGTGGAAAAAGCGTGAGCGTTGAATTTATCGACAATTCCGAAGAAGTGAAGTCCGCTATGCACGATGCGCTGATTCGCGCCCTCGAAAAGATCGGCATGACGGCTGAAAAGTACGCGAAGCGGCTGTGCCCGGTGGACACCGGCAATCTGAGGAACAGTATCACGCACCGCGTAGATGAAGGGGAACCGGCTGCATACATCGGAAGTGACACGGAATATGCCGCATACGTCGAACTCGGAACCGGAAAGTATTATCCGGGCGGGAGACCTACGCCGTGGGCGTATCAGGACGCAAAGGGCAACTGGCACTGGACGGCCGGAAACAAAGCACAGCCGTATTTGAAGCCAGCGGCGGCGAACTATGCGGCGCAGTACCGGAAAATCGTCGAAGATGAGATGAAAAACGGATAAAGATTGCGTCCCAGAGCCATAAATATACGGTATAAGTGTGGTAACAGCAAAGAAATGACTGTTGCCACATTTTTTGTTCTGTCGCGGCAAAGCACCGCCGACAAGGGAAAGGAAGATAGAACATGGCACTGACGCGCAAGCTCCTGAAGGGCATGGGGCTGACAGAAGAGCAGATGGATACGATCATTGAGGCGCACACCGATACCGTAGACGGGCTAAAAAGCGACCTTGCACGGTATAAGGCAGACGCCGAAAAGCTCCCCGGAGTGCAGGCGGAGCTTGAAAACCTGAAAGCCAAAGGCGACGATGGCTGGAAGGATAAGCACGACAAGGTCAAAAAGGAATTTGACGACTACAAAAGAGAGCAGATGCAGAAGGAAACCAAGAGCGCGAAAGAATCCGCGTATCGGGAACTTTTGAAGTCTGCGGGTATCAGCGAAAAACGAATTGATTCGGTTTTGAAGGTCACCGATCTGACCAGCGTTGAACTGGAAGACGGCAAGATCAAGAACGCCGACGAGCTGCGCAAATCCATCAAGGAAGAGTGGGCGGACTTCGTTGTTACCACCAAGCAGAAGGGCGCGGACACCAAAGATCCGCCCGCAAACAACGGCGGCGCTATGAGCCGGGACGACATCTTCAAAATCAGGGACGCGTCTGAACGGCAGGCAGCAATCGCCGCCAACCTTAATTTGTTCGGAAAGGAAGAATAAACATGGGAGCAAAGACCAATCTGACGATGACGAGCGACGTTCAGGTAACCGCTCGTGAAATCGATTTTGTAACCCGCTTTGCGCGGAACTGGCAGCACCTGCGCGACATTCTCGGCATTATGCGCCCCATCAAAAAGCAGCCGGGCACCGTCCTGAAATCCAAGACCGCAAGCGTGACGCTCGCGCAGAGCGTCGGCGAGGGTGAAGAGATTCCCTACTCCAAAGCGACTGTCATTGAAAAGGACTACGCCAACATCAACGTCGAGAAGTACGCAAAGGCTGTTTCCATCGAGGCGATCAAGGAATACGGCTATGACGTTGCCGTCGCCCTGACCGACGAGGCGTTCCTGTATGAGCTGCAGACCAATGTCACCAATCGGTTCTACGATTATCTGAATACCGGCCTGCTGACCGTCAGCGAAACCAACTGGCAGCGCGCGCTTGCAATGGCGAAGGGCGCTGTTATCAACAAGTTCAAGCAGATGCACCGCACCGCGACCAACGTTGTTGGCTTCGTGAACGTGATGGATCTGTACGATTACCTCGGCGGCGCCGATATCACCATCCAGACTGAATTCGGCTTCCAGTACATCAAGAACTTCATGGGCTATAGCACCGTGTTCCTGCTGTCTGACGATGAGATCAAACGCGGTCGTGTTATTGCGACTCCGGTCGAGAACATTGTCCTGTACTACATTGACCCAGCTGACAGCGATTTCGCCCGTGCCGGTCTCGACTACAGAACCGACGGAGAAACCAACCTTGTCGGTTTCCATGTGCAGGGCAACTACTCCACTGCGGTCTCCGAGTCCTTTGCGATCATGGGCATGACCCTGTTCGCGGAGTATCAGGACGGCATTGCCGTTGCTGACATTGACGAGACCCCGACGCTCGGCACGCTGACGGTTACCTCTGCGGCGGGCACGGCGACAGGTGACACGAAGATCACGGTAACGCCCGCGAAGGAAGCAAGCGGCAACGTCTACAAGTACAAGGTAGGCGATTCGGCTGAGACTGTCACCTACGGCCAGAACGTCAGAACGTGGCCGACGTGGGACGGCAAGTCCGATGTCACGGCAGCGACGGGCAAGAAGATCACAGTCGTTGAGGCTGACGCGACTTACAAAGCGCAGAAGGCTGGCAACGCAACGGTAACGGCAAAGTAAGGAGGCGGCAGCGCAATGCTAACCGAATTGTGCGGGGTTCTGCGGAACTGGTTTGAAACGGATCGGATCAGCGGAATGTACACAGTAGAAAACGGCAGCATTGCGCTGCCGTTCCTGCAAGAAGGGCAATTCTTCCGGATTGTAGGTTCCGTTTTTAATGACGGTGTGCACCAATACCCGGATTACGGGATGGCCGACGAGACCTTTGATGGCTCTGTCTGGCCGATGGCCGTCCCGTCCGCTGTCCTCGCCCTCGAAGCTGAGATCAGAGCATGGCAGGAGAAAAACGGGGACGCGGCAGCAAGCCCGTTTACCTCGGAAAGCTTCGGAGGCTATAGCTACTCGAAGGGATCGAGCGGAAGTGCCTCCGCGAATGGGGCTGTGACATGGCAGACGACGTTCAAATCGCGCATGAACCAGTGGAGGAAGATCTGATATGAGTTTACTTGATGATTTTGCCCGCCCGTGCGTGCTGCTCGAAAAAAGCCGGACGCCGGACGGAGCGGGCGGTTACGTCACGATATGGACGGACGGGGCGGAATTCGCAAATTACCAGATGCTCGATACGTCCATGGAGGCTCGCAGAGCGGAGAAGGAGGGCGTGACAAGCGTTTACTCGGTGCTTGTGCAAAAAGCCGTACCAATCGATTATAACGACTTCTTCCGCGACAAGACGACCGGCGAGACGTACCGCGTCACGTCCGAGCCAAAGGACAAGCAAACACCGAAGTCCGCAAGCTTCGATCTGAAATATTTCACTGCAGAAAAGAAAGCGCTGCCAACATGACGAAAGACAAAGCATTGCATGCGTGGTTCTCGCAATTTCTCACGGCATACCCCACATCAAGTGTCCCGGACGATGCCGTTTTTCCGTGGCTGACCTATGAGCTGATTACTGGCGCGTGGGACAGCGGGGAAATCGGCCTGACGGTGAATCTCTGGTACTACACAACGCAGGAAGCAGAACCAAACGCGAAAGCGCAGGAAATCTCGGACGCTATCGGCTTGGGCGGCGTGTTTGTGCCGTGTGACGACGGCGCAATCTGGATCAAGCGCGGATCTCCGTGGTGCCAGAACGTCCGGGACGATTCTGATGCAAATATCAAGCGGCGGTATTTGAACGTCACAATCGAATACATTACCGCGAACTGAAAGGACTGATTTCATGGCGAAATTTACAAAAATTCCGGCGGATACGTTTAAGCAGCTGCAAATCAATGCTGGCGTTATTTTGAGCGAATTTACGCCTGCAACCGGAACGTTTGAACCGGAGAACCAGATCGGCGCAACTACCGGAGGCGTTACATTTTCCGCGACACCGACGTATTCTGACTACGGCTCGGATGTGGATAATTGCCCAAAGAACACAATGGAAATGAAGCGGATGGACGATGTCGAAGTGAAACTTTCCGGTACATATGTAACGGCTACGACTGCCTCCGCGAAATCTCTTATGGCGGCGGCTGACATCGACGGCACAGATACGACGAAGGTTGTTCCTCGGCGCGATCTTTCACCGACTGACTTTGCGGACATCTGGCTTGTGGGTGATTATTCCGACAAGAACGGTGCGACAAACGGTGGTTTCATTGCTATTCGTCTTATGAACGCGCTATCGACCGGCGGATTCCAGCTGAAAACCGCCGACAAGGGCAAGGGGCAGATGGCGTTTGAGTACACGGCGCACTATTCGATGTCAAAGCAGGACGTTGTGCCATATGAGGTTTATATCAAAGCCGGTACGGCTGAAACGTAAGGAGAAGAAAGTATGAAATTTTCGGAACTTAGCACTGATAGGGCGGCTGACGTTCTTTGCGAGGTCAGCGTGTGCGCGCTCAACATCCTGACCGACGATGAGCTGCGGGAGAGTCTGAAAGCACAGATCGACGCGGAGAAGCCGCAGACGGCGGGAGAACGGTACGCGATCGGTGCGCAGAAGATCGGTCAGTGGATTCCTCTGATTCTGAAAAAGCACCGGGAAGATACGCTTGGTATTCTGGCTGCGATCAACGAAACGACTGTTGAGGCGATCAAAAAGCAGAGCGTCCTAAAAACCATGTGGCAGATTCAGGAGATCGTCAAGGACAAGGATATGCAGAATTTTTTCAAATCGTGCGCGTCGGAGGCGAAAGCGTAACGCTTGCGCTTCTGGCAGCTCCAAAGATAAGCGCGGGAGGGCTGATTCGCCTTTTGCCGATTTTGGTAAAGCGGCAGCAGGAAGAATCAGCCTTCCGTATTTATACGGCGGAGTGTTTGCGCACAATGACGGAAAACACAGCAAAATTCGCGGGCGGCAGCTTTGTGCAGGCAAAATATTCCGATCTGATAGACCCGAAGCCGCAGGACAACCGAACCTGCGAAGAGATCACCGCCGAGGTTGTTAAGCGGTGCGGATTGGTGGTGAAGCATGAATCTATTTGAACTTTTTGTAAAAATCGGCGCGGACACGTCTGAAGCGGACAAGGGCATCGACGAAACCGGGAAGAAAACATCCGGCCTCGGCGAGAAGATTAAAAACGGCCTTGCCACTGTCGGCAAGGCTGCGGTAGTCGGCGTGACGGCAGCGGCGACGGCAATCGGCACGATTGGAACAAAGGCAATCCAAGCATATGCGGACTACGAGCAGCTTGTCGGCGGCGTAGAGACGCTTTTTAAGGATAGCCAAGATAAAGTTATGGAGTACGCAAACAACGCGTACAAAACCGCTGGGCTGTCTGCGAATGAGTACATGGAGACGGTGACAAGCTTTTCTGCATCCCTGCTGCAGTCTCTCGATGGGGATACCAGTGCAGCGGCAGAAAAAGCAAACCTGGCGCTGACTGATATGTCCGACAACGCGAACAAAATGGGCACGGACATGACATCAATCCAGAACGCATATCAGGGGTTCGCAAAAGCAAATTACACCATGCTCGATAACCTGAAGCTCGGCTACGGCGGTACGCAGGCCGAAATGCAGCGGCTGCTTGAAGACGCGGAGAAAATCTCCGGCATCAAGTACGACATTTCCAGCTATGCGGATATCGTGGACGCGATCCATGTCGTGCAGACCGAAATGGGCATCACCGGCACGACCGCAAAAGAAGCCGCGTCCACGATTCAAGGATCTTTCGGCATGGTAAAAGCCGCATTGAAGAACCTTGTGACCGGCCTTGCAGACCCGGATCAGGACTTGGGAACCCTCGTGGGAAACTTCACGGATTCCATTGTTGTTGCGGGCAATAACCTAATTCCGCGTATTCAGGAATTACTGCCGCGTATCGTGGAGGCGGTTTCTGCGCTGATGGGCACCGTAAGCACGCAGCTGCCGGGCATACTCGGATCCACCCTCCCCTCGCTTATCGAGGGCGCGTCAAATCTGGTCACCGGGCTTATGTCCGCGCTCCCGGAAATCCTTACCGTTCTGGGCGATATCGCGCCGACCGCCATTGGAATTCTCGTTCCGGCGCTGCTGGAGCTGCTGCCGGAGATCGTACAAACCGGAATCGATGTGATCGCCTCGCTGGTGCAGGGCATCGCAGACGCGCTCCCGGAGCTGATCCCGGCGGCAACGGAAGCAATCATAAAAATCGCCGAAACGCTGACCGACCCTGGAAATCTCGGGAAGTTGGTAGATGCGGCGCTTGAGATCATCCTCGCTCTGGCGGACGGGATCATTGATGCCGTCCCGAGGCTGCTTGAGGTGGCTCCCAAGATTATCACAAATCTCATCACCGCGCTTACTGAAAACTTCCCGAAAATCATCGAATCCGGCGAAAAACTTGTTAAATCTCTGATCGATGGCCTGATTAAATCCATTCCGCAGCTTGTCGCAGCTGCGCCGAAGCTTATCATCGGCATTGTGAACGGGATCATTGCGAACCTTCCACAGATTATTTTGTCGGGGCCGCAAATCATCCTGGCTCTGATAGAGGGGCTTATCAGCGCGATCCCGGATCTCGTTCAGGCCGTGCCAACACTGATCAAGTCGATCGTCGACACGTTCCTCAATTATGACTGGGGCAGCATCGGAACAAATATCGTTGACGGTATCAAAAACGGATTTCTGCATATGTGGGAGAGCCTAAAGCGGACGGTAAGCGATATGGTCAACGGCCTTGTGAGCGGCGTCAAGAGCATCCTCGGTATTGCGTCCCCGTCTAAAGTCTTCGCCGGAATCGGCGGCTACATGGCAGAAGGACTTGGGCAGGGCTTTGACAGGGAAATGCTCGGGGTGCGGAAAGATATCGAAGATCAGATGACCTTCGGAACAACGTCATTCTCCGTGTCCGGCGCGGCAAAGTCCTCTGTCGGCGTCGTGAACGGCCTGCTTGCCAACAACCAGCCCGGAACGCCAATGCAGATCAACCTTGTACTCGACGGACAGACGATAGCAAGAGCAATATTCGATCCGCTGCGGGGCGAGATCGTACAAAGGGGTGTATCGCTTGCGTAGGATTAAAATCACGGACGGAACAAACACGGTCACGCTTCTGCGCGATCTCGTGTTCACGATTCAGCCGAAGGATATTGGCGCAACCGCGACAATGGCATCCGGAAAGACGGTTATGGATATCATCGGGGTAAAAAATGAATTGAAAATCCCGACGGGATGGCTTTCTGTCGCCGATCTCCGAAAACTCCGCAGCATGATCAACACGAAACATGTGTTGAGCGTGACATACCCGGATGTAGACGGCGACAAAACAAGGGATTTCCTTTTTGAACAGCCGGAATACAAGGCGATTATCTACGATGAGGACGGCGTATCGCAGTGGTGCGGCGTCACAATCTCCGCGACACAGCAAGGGGTGGATTGATGCAGAAGGTATCAAGCAATTACGCACCGTTTACACCGGTGCGTGAGGTCGGCATGCTTGTCCGGTTTTACATTGTTGACCCGTCGGCAAAGAAGAACGGTACGGCCTCTGCATCGGATTCGGCACCAGGCACAAGCGCCGCCGAAACAATCAGCGACAGAGAAACCATATCCGGGAAGTTCGCTGGGCTTGAATTGAACCGGTGGGTTCTGGATGGGACAATCGATATTCCGAACGATAGCTTTGACGGGCAGTATGTTGGCTGGTGGAGCGGAGTAGCATCAAACGAGAGCGCCGAAATGGCAAGCACAATTACGTTTGAATTCTCCGCGCCGGTATCCACGATTGGTTGGGCGATGCTGTTTGATGAAAAAATGAACCAATACCCGGCGCAGATCACAATTACCGCATATGCGAGCGACGGATCGACGGTCGCAACCGGAACAAAGATGATCACGCAGGCGCGGCAGAACATCAGCATGACTGCCGCAAATTACACAAAGCTGACGATTCGATTTGACAAGACGCTCCTGCCAAAGACACGCGCCCGGCTGCGGCAGATCGATTTCGGCCTGACGGAAACCTACGAAAACGACACAATGGCCGACGTGAAGATCATAGAGGAAGCATCCGTTTCCTGCGAATCGTTCCCGTCCCGGCAGATTTCCTTTACATTTGACAACGCGGATCATCGGTACAACATTCTGAACCCGGACGGCGTTTTCTCCGTGATTCAGGATGGCCAGAAATTGCTTGCCAGATGCATTGTAAACGGAGAGAGCATAGACGTTGGCGAGTTCTTTTTTACATCCGTTACAGCACGCGATTCCGGCGTCACAGCACAGCTTGTCGGAAACGATATGGCTGCGACACTCGATCGCGCAACCTATGAGGCCGGAAACGCTACCGCGTGCAAGCTCCAGACTGTAGTTGCGTCCGTACTGGAAGGATACGACGTCACTGTGATCTACGGCGGCGGCGCAGACGAAAGAACGGTAGTCCCTGCAATCCCTCGGAAGACGACGAGACGCGAGGCAATCCGGATTCTGGCGCAGGCCGCAATGTGCTCCGCGTGGTTTGATCGATCCGGAAACCTGCACATCGCGGAGCTTTCAGCAGGCGCAGTATTGGGAGAAATAACGCCGGATGAGCTTTATAACTATGACGGTGTGTCCATATCGGAAGCGGTTGATTGCGTAGAGCTGCACGTTAAGAGCGACTACGCGAATATCGATACGACAATCACCGCCGGGAGCGGCAAAAACATCAAGAGCGTAAATAACCCGTGCGTAGCGCCTGCAAACTATCAGAGTGTGGCCGCGTGGCTGCTTGCGCAGTATAATCGCCGAAAGATCTACAGCGTGAAAAACCGGGGCAATCCGGCGCTCGAAACCGGCGACACCATCAAAATCTCCGACGCATTCGCACAAAACGAAAATGCTGTGCAGACCGGTATGGAACTGACGTTCAGCGGAGGCGGAATTTATGCCGTAACGAAAGGAGTTGGCGCATGAGTACCATCATTGACACCCTCGTCACCGACCGGACGCAGGCGGATGTGGAGCGAGTGCGGGAGCTGGCGGCGAAGGGGTTCGCGGCCATGACCGCAGCCGAGCGGGCGGAATGGCTGACCGGGATGAAGGGTGCGTATAACGCAAGCGACATGAATCGCGTGGGAACCGCCCTGAACTATCTGGCGGGCCGCCTCGGCGCGATCTGCGGCAAGAGTATCGCATGGCCTGCAAAAACCGATTGGGCCGTAACGGACATTATAACGGCCTCACGGGCCGAGGCATACCGCAAGCAGGTGCAGTCCATCCGGGGCGCACTGGCATACCCCGAAGGAACACCGGACGCGCCCGGCCTCGACCGGCTGACCTATACCGGCGCAAACGATATCGAGCGCATTCTTGCGCTCTGCGAGGAACTGATCGATAACATCACAAAGGCGTTCCGCTACACCGGCGCTGCGGAATGCGCGACAGGAGGCTTGATATGAAAGATCGTCAACCTACTAAAGTTCTTACAAACGGTGCTATTCGATATGGCATCTACAATTCCGACGGTAGTCTTGATCACTACGAGTACATGAAACGTATGGACGAGCCAACAGTTGAGGGTACGCCTCTCAATAAAGCAAATCTTCTGTCCGATGCCACTGCCGCCAAGCTCTGGCCGAACGCAACCACGAGGCCGGAGGACCCGACAGTCAACGACGCGCTCGGCAAGCTTTCGGAGGGCACGGCCAAAGTCGGCGACATCGCTATCACCGCCCGCACAGACCTCTCCGATGCGTGGCTCCCGTGCGACGGGCGCACCGTGTTGCAAGAACAGTATCCGGAACTTTTCTCTGTCCTTCGCAGTTCTGCAGCGCCTCTGCCATGGACACTGAAAACGGCAAGTATAAACCCGACCGCCATGTGGTTCTTGAATGGGGAATGGGTCGCAATGTCCGGCAATAAACTTTATACTTCCGCTGATTTGGAAACGTGGACGCAGCGAACATCCATTCCTTCAGGGCTTACGATGGTAGACGCAGTGCTGGAATACGCGAACGGCTTTTACTACACCATTTTGGATAGCGGTTCAGTCGCAACCACAGGAATATACAGAACATCGAGCCTTGATACAAAATTTACGCTGTACGCAAGCGGGAGTTTACCGTCTACGCAAACCAAAGGAGATCGTGGGCTGTTTATTACGCCGAACTTTTTGTATATCTATGCCGTGGGTACAAAATACACCGGCTACGATGGTCACGATCATGAATATATAAGCTGCTCATATGTGAACCCAGCAACGCAGACGATTGTGGCGATAGAAGACATCGACGGTGTCTTTTTTTACAATCAAGAGCAAGGACGCTTTTACAAGCTGGAGTTATCAAAAACGAGCAACAGCCTGACAACAGCAACGGCGGAAACTCTGATCAATCCGACATGGGAGACGGTAAGTACCGTATCGCTTGCGACTCTCTCTCCATCCTTTAACGAACCGCCAGGTTACACAACGCATGATCTGATGTCCGCATATCATTGCGGAACGACAATCATTGCATTCTTCGGGCTTACAGAGATAAGCATCGTTGCCGGTACTTTTACCGAGTATACCGGATATATGGTGTACAGGTACTCGACGGACAACGGAACAACATGGAGCAACGGGAAAATTATCTCTTATGAATCTGGCAAGCGAGGGCTCCCAGCATACAGCGGTGGAAAATACAAAGGCGGGCTGCTTGTGACAGCCGGTGACGTGACAGCGACAAAGAATGGTACAAGCGCGGTAAATATTATTGCAATCAGCGACCCCGCAGCTGGGCAAGCCTATAGCGATGTACTAAAGGATGGTATACCAGACATTGCTCTATCGCTGGACGGAAGAGCGGCATATAGTTCAAGCAACGGCATTGCATATTGTGATTATAGCGTTAGCGGAAAGACGATTCCCATTATTGGCATGAGTACCCGTTGTAAAGCCTATATCAAGGCACTGGAGGAATAATTATGCAAGATAGAGTAGGCAGCATAGACCTAGCTAACGGAGCTATCCGGTATGTAGGCTACAATGCCTACAAAGTTGTATTGCGTGGCGTATGGCTTAAACTAGAGGACGAGCCACTGCAGATAGAAACTCCGCTCACAGCAGGAAATCTGCTGACCGCACAAACCGCAGCGAAGATCTGGCGCGCCGGAGACGCGCCGACGGACCCGATGGTAAATGAGGCGCTTGCAAAGCTGGCAGAGCCGAACTATCACGTTGGTGATATCCTCACGACTGTCCGCGTACTCTCTGCCCCGTGGCATGCCTGCGACGGCTCGACCTTCTCGCGGACGGCCTACCCGGCCCTCTACGCCGTCCTCGGCGGCACGACGCTGCCAAGCATCAGCTATTCAAGCGACACCACTACCTACATCAAAATGGCGGACGATTAGCCCGGCAAATAAAAGAGAAAGGTACAGAAAAATGGACACCAAAACCATCATCGTCACCCTCGCCTGCGCCGCGCTTGGCTCATCCGCGCTGACGGCGGTAGTCAATGCCATCGTCAGCGCGATACAGAAAAAACGCGGCAAGGCCACGACGCAGGATACGCACCTCGCCGAGATCGATAAAAAGCTCGGGAAAATGCAGGAGCATCAGGACGAGCAGTATCTGGCAATCCTCCGCCTCACGATCATGAGCGAGGAAATGCCAATGGCCGAGCGCCTGATCGCCGGAGAGAAGTATAAAAAGATGGGCGGGAACGGCGACGTGAAAAAATTCCTGCATCAGCTGGAGGCGCAATGCGGGCATAGCAATGGAGTTCAGTAAAAAGTGGCTGATTTGCAGCGCGCTCGTCGGCCTCGCGCTTATCATCGCCTGCGCGGCAGGCGCAGACCTGACGGAGATCACGCTTGCGGTGCTGGCCGAAACAACGGCTTCCAGCGGATTCTATCTCTGGAAGGCCAAGAACGAGAATCGCGCGAAGTACGCGCAACGGTACATGGATAAATGGGCCGAGAAATACGGCCCGGAAGCGGCAGCACGCATCGCAGAGATCGTGCTAAAGGACTGAAAGGAGTCTACATATGGAAAACATCATCAAACGTCTCGGGAATCTGTTGAGCGTCAAGTCCATCGTCACGCTCGGCCTGACGATCATCTTTGCCGTCCTCGCCCTGCGCGGCGATATCACCGGCAAGGACTTCCTGACCATCTTCCTGACTGTTATCACGTTCTATTTCGGCACGCAGTCGCAGAAAGCGCAGGACGCGATCGACGGCGCAACGAAGGAGGATGCGCAGAAATGAGCATCAAGATCGGGCAGGCCAGTCTTGGGGAAACCGGAGGACGCAACCAGCAGCCCGGCAACCAGAACGGGCGGGAGCTGAATATCTCCAACTGGTACAATGGCCGCTGGCTCGGCGTCCTGCGCTACAAGAGCCGCAAAAAGGCCGAGCGGGCCGCGCAGACGTGCGAGGCGGCTATTAAAAACCGGAACATCGGATACGACATGGACAACAGGAACACGGCGTATGAGGCCGCCAGAGCCGTCGGATGGGACGTGAGCAGGATCGCAAAGCCCGTGGAGACGGACTGCTCCGCGCTCATGATGCTCTGCGCCGTGGCCGCAGGCTGCGAGGCCGTCGCCGCGCTCTACAAAAAGCAGGGGAATTCCTGCACCACCTACTGTATGCTGCACGATTGGCCCGCAACGGACGACTTCGAGCTGCTGACCGGCAGCAAGTATCTGACGACGGACGCGAATCTCCTGCGCGGCGACGTACTGGTAAGCGAGGGCCATACCGTGATGGCCCTCGAAGATGGAAAAAATGCAGAGGAGGAAACCGAAATGGTAGAAAAGAGCAAGATCATCATCGACGGAAAGGAAGTCACCGTTGAGCGCATCCTGAAGAACGGCACGAACTACGTCAAGGTGCGCGATCTGGCCGCTGCGCTGGATCTCGAAGTCGGCAACAAGGGCAATATCGCCGTGCTGAAGCACAAGGAAAAGTAAGGAGGCGGAGCGTATGTCGCCGCAGGCGCGGGCCAAGCTGCCGCCAGAGCTGGGCCGCCTGACACGCAAGGATATGGAGGCCGTGATCTATCAGGCCAATCTTGGCCGGGAAAACGAGAAGATCGCGCAGCTTTACTTCGTGGACAAGCTCCCGCAAGTGGACGTTGCGACGGAGCTGTTTCTAGGCCGCGCCACGGTACAGCGACGCCTGCCGGAGATCATGCGGGAGATGCAGCGGACATCCAGCAAACTGTATAGCTGAGATAAGCGCCGGTTTCTCGGCGCTTATTTTTTATATAAAAATTTTTAAAAACCCCCTTGACATATACGGTATTACAGTATATAATGCAGCCATAGACACAAAGCAAAACAAACACGACAAAAAAATCGGAGGATGGCAGACATGTTTAATATCGTTTCCGCGTGGGGAGCGCAGACAAATCCCCACTATAACCCGGACACTGCAAATAATGGCGGAGGTTACTGGCAGTTTTCCGGCGGTATCGTCGTCGATCTTAACGGCCAGCTTGTCACCGTCGAGGCCGACGACACGTCCTGCGGCGATTTTGGCAGCCGCGTGTATTTTTCCGTGACGGCTGACGGCTTCTGCTGGCGCTTTTCCGACGGCACAATGGACGATGCGTCCGTTGACACCCCGGAGGATGTCTTGGGCGTTCTGCGGTCCATCTCCGGCGTTCTGGGCGTGGACGCCGAAGCGCTGATTTCTGCCGCGTTGAATGCGGCGAACGTCTGCGCGTGGGAGGTATGCTATGCCGACTGACACCCAGCGCCGCGCTCGCAACAAGTGGGACGCTGAGAACATGTCCGTGATCTCCTGCAAGCTCAAGCGGGAGATCGCGGAAAGATTTAAGGCCGCAGCCAAGTCCAACGGCACGACGCCAAACGAACTGATACGCGGCTGGATTGCTGCATATTTATTTGAGCAAAACTGATGCATAACTGAGGCACAGGAAAATAGTAAAAAGCCCATACTGGACACATCAAAGGAGTGTTCGGTATGGGCTTTTCTTATTTCAATCCAAATCCCGTCGGTCGGCAGGTCGGGGACTGCACTGTTCGAGCAATCGCAAAGGCGACGGGGAAAAGCTGGGATGAAATATATATCGGGCTGTGCTTGCAAGGTCTGATCTTGGGCGATCTTCCGAGCGCAAACAGCGTGTGGAGCGCATACCTCCGGCAGCAGGGATTTACCCGGAACGTGATCCCGAACACATGCCCGGACTGCTACACCGTCGCGGATTTCTGTGCAGACCATCCGCGCGGCGTGTATGTGCTGGCGTTATCAAGCCACGTTGTGTGCGTGGAAGATGGGACGTATTTTGACACATGGGATTCTGGGAGTGAGATCCCGCTGTTCTACTGGGCAAAGGAGGATAAATGATGTTCGGACAACAGCCGTATGTGTATCAGCAGCCGATTTATAATCAGCCAATCGGCCAGCCGATCAGTCAGCCGATGCAGGAGCCAATGATGCGTCCGCAGTACCAGCCCGCGCCGCAGCTGCCGACTTATCAGCCGCAGCCGCAGCAGCCGCAGAATCAGTCGATCATCTGGGTCCCGAATGAGCAGGCGGCAAATGACTTTATAGTCGCGCCGAACAACGCGGTAACGCTTTGGGATATGAACGCGCCGATCGTGTATGTAAAAAAGGCCGATGCAAGCGGGAAACCGACCATGACGACCTACGATCTCGTAGAGCGCGCACAGGCCGCACCAGCGCCCGCAGCGCCGCGAAGGGACATGAGCGAGGAATATGTAACTCGCCGCGAGTTTGAGGAGCTGGTAGCCAAGCTGACGGCCCCCAGCGCAAGACCGGCGAGAAAGACAAAGGAGGCTGAAAGCGATGGCTAACCCCCTGTTTCAGGCCCTCGGCGGCGGGCAGATGCCCGGCCGGATGGGGCAGTTTCAAAATATGGTGCAGCAATTCCGGCAGTTTCAGCAGACGTTTCAGGGCGACCCGAAAGCGGAGGTTGAAAAGCTGGTGCAAAGCGGGAAAATCACGCAGCAGCAGCTGAATCAGCTGCAGCAGATGGCGGCGCAGTTCCGGCAGCTGATCGGATAAAACGGATTTCAATTCGTGGCCACGATTGAGATAAATTTCAAAAAATCTACGAAAGGAGAATTTTATGAGTCTTTCTACTGACGGCATTCAGCCGACTATGCCCCTTCAGCCCGCCAATAACTACGGCGGCGGTATGGGCATGTGGGGCGATAACTGGATGTGGTTCGCCGTGCTGTTTCTCCTCGGCTGGGGCGGCAATGGCTGGGGCGGCAACGGTTGGGGAGGTAATGGAAACGGCGGCGCGATGAATGGTTATGTGCTCACGTCTGACTTCGCAAACCTCGAGCGCAAGCTGGATGGCGTGAACTCCGGGCTGTGTGACGGCTTCTATGCCATGAACACCGGCGTGCTCAACGGCTTTGCTGGTGTAACGCAGGCCGTGACCAGCGGCTTCTCGCAGGCCGAAATCGCGCGCTGCAACGCGCAGATGGCGTTCATGCAGCAGCTGAGCGCCCTTCAGGCGCAGATCGCAAGCTGCTGCTGCGAGCAGCGCGAGGCCATCATGGGCGTGAATTACAACCTCGCCACGCAGGCCAGTGACACCCGCAATCTCATGCAGAACACCACCCGCGACATCATCGACGCTATGAACTGCGGCTTCCGCAGCATCGATCAGCGTCTGACGGCGCAGGAGCTGGCCGCGAAGGATGCAAAGATTGCTGAGCAGAATCAGCAGATCTTCGGCTACCAGCTGGCAGCGTCTCAGGCCGCGCAGAACAACTACCTTGTATCTACGCTTCGCCCGAGCCCGAACCCGGCCTATGTAGTAGCGAACCCGTATTGCTGCAACAGCTACAACAGCGGTTTCGGCTACGGCTGCGCGGCGTAACAGCCCAAACTCCATATCGTAGAGCTTTTTCGTGGCCTCACGAAAATGATCGGCCCCATTGCCGATACTCGACAGCAACGCGGCGGGGCAATCGTCCCGCCGCTAATTTTAACTGCGCCGAATTCGATACTTTTAGAAAGGAATGATTTTATGGCTGAATTTACATCATCCGGGATTCAAACTGTCGCCGCTGGGCAGAACGTCCCTCTGATCTCCACGGCGGCTTGCGGAAAGCCGTGCATCGTACATCGAGAAGGAAGCGGGCTCGTTACGCTGCGCGGGCTTACGCAGCAATGCAAGGCGAAGTTCCGCGTATCCTTTGGTGCGAATATCGCCGTCCCTACAGGCGGAACAGTAGGTGCCATTACCGCTGCGCTTGCAATCAACGGCGAACCTCTGAGCAGCGCCACAGCGATCGTAACCCCTGCGGCTGTTGAGAACTATTTCAACATCTTCGTTTCCGCATTCGTGGAAGTCCCGCGCGGCTGCTGCCTAACTGTAGCGGCGAAGAACACCAGCGCGCAGGCGATCAGTTTCGCAAATAGCAATATGATCGTCGAGCGCGTATCGTGAAAGGAGAATGCAATATGTACGATTTGAAAAACCTGCGTGAAATGCTCTGCAAAGAGCTTGACGAAATCGCCGACAAGCGCGAAATGTCTGCGGGCGATCTGGACGCGATCCAGAAGCTGACGAGCTCCATCAAGAATACCTACAAGATCGAGATGGCTGAAGACGGCAGCTATTCCCGCGATGGCGAGTGGGAGGCGGATATGCGCGGTACATATGGACGGGGCAGCTCTTACCGTGGCCGACGCCGCGACGCAATGGGCCGCTATAGCCGCACAGACGCCCGCGAGCATATGCATGCGCAGCTGGAGGATATGATGCGCGACGCGGACGACGATAAAACCCGTGACGCGATCCGCCGCTGCATGGAGCAGATCGAGCGGGCATAAGGAGGCGCGATATGCTGGATAAAGCCGAGATCCGCAAGGAGATAGCGCGGCTGGAATATGAGGAATCCAGCTATCCCAATTATGCCAAACTGGCAGATCTTTATGTGATACGCGACAAGATGCAGGAAGAGGAACGGGGCGACGGCGGTAGGTATGTGGGTTACTACTCCGGCGCTCCCGCCCCTGTGACCGCAGAACCGGCTACCGTGGGCGAGTACGGGGACAGTGAGTTTTTGCTTGCAGTAGCTGGGAAAGACCCGGCAAAGGCTTGGGCGGTCGTTGATGAACTTATGGACACATTATCGCTTGTGAACCGAAAAGTCTATGATTCTATGCTTCGGAAAATAAAGTCCATGTAG